TCACCCCGGTTTCGCGCGGGGCATGCGGTTTTCCATCCAGTCTTCCAGTTCGGAGCGCTTCCACGCGACACTGTGCCCCCCAAGCGAGTAGGCATCTGGAAATTCGCCAGCCTTGATTCGCCGGTAGATGGTCGCCTTGCTGAGACCCGTTGCGGAGATCACGGCGGGCAGACGCAAATACGCTTCCCGCGTGGGCGCAGAGGACATGGCGTTCACTGAAATGCTCCCTGGTCGAGATATTCCAGCTCCCACGTAGGGTGGAACGGCATGGAAAATTTCCATCCGTCGAGCTGGATGTTGAGATGGCCGCCGTTGGCGGATCGGATGGTGCCGAGTTTGTTGCGGCCGCAGCCGGTATATCGAACGCGGCCGCCGCGGCGGGCGGGAACGCGGTAGGTCTTGCGGATCCACGGGAGACTCATCTGTCCGCTCCGCGGGATGATTGCTCCGCCTTCCATTTTTCAAATGCTGGCCGATGCGCCCGGCACAGATGCTTGTCAGGTCCAGGAGAGATGGCGCAGGGATGGCAGATCGGCGCATCGCATGTGCCGCTTTTTTTCGTCGGCACTTTCCAGTCGCAGAGCAATGGCGCTGACCGGCCGCACGAGCATCGGGCGCGGCGGCCTGAGAAGCAGACGATCGCCGCGCCACCGGCCGGCAATTTGACAGTTTCACACGCCATGCGGCCCTCCGATCTGACGGATGGCGGCATCGCGGGCCGCGTTGAGACGGGCCATCTGGTCGCCGCTGCCGCCCTGATCGGGATGAGCTGCGCGCGCATGCCGGCGATAGGCGGCGTTGACTTCCTCGGCGGTCGCGTGGGGCGAGACGCCAAGCGCCTGTGTCCAATGTTCCGGTGCAGGGAGGGCCGTGAAGCCCTTGAATGTCTGCCGCACGATATGCAGGCCGCCGTGCCGGATCTCCGTGCGGCGCGCTTCCAGGATATGGAAGATCGCCTGGAGATTGTCCTCAGGCTTAGGATAACGATCGACGGCTATGCAGCGCTGCTCGCCCTCCCATGTGAACCAGGCGGCGACCCCGGTGTCCCTGGGCGGTTCCAGGTCCAGACCCCCGACGTTGGACGACAGCACGATGTTGGAAACCGGCTTGCCGCTATCGCGGCCGAACGATTCCAGAGCGCCCTTCACATTCTTGAGCGCCGCAGAAAGGCTGGTCCGAAATTGGGACGCGGCCTTACGTTCGGTGCGGGGCAGGCCATCGGGCCAATGAAGCGGATAGGCCTGCGTCATGCGTCGACCCTCCGGCGCATATGCTTGAGCTGCTCGACCCATTCTTCATCGTCGGCTGGCTTGGCGTCGGGCTTCACCTTGTGGAAACAGACGGCAAGCCAGTGCCGTGTGTCCGGCTTGCCTTCGAAATGAAGGAAAAGCCCGCCGCTGCACGGGCGGGAGACACGGAGATAATCGCCTTCTTTCGGATTGATCTCGTCCGAAAGAAATCTGCTGGTGTCGATGCAGACGGCAAGATCGCCCGGCGCCCAATCCTCGGGCGAGCGGGGCAGGCGGGCCATGATGATGGTGGCGAGCAGATCGAGCAGGGTCATTGGCGGTCCCCCTTCTCCTGAAGCATGGCGAGATAGGTCGCGAAATCGTTGGAGGCCTGCATCTGCAGGTCGACGATGCCGGCCTGCCAAATCGAGTCAGACGGTGCGGCCGGATAGAGTTTTGCCAACATGATGATCGCCTTCGCGGTCATCGATGCGCAGATTGCGAACATCAGGGACAAGGCGTCATGATGGCGTGTGGGGCCGAGCGCCTCGATCGCCATCACCTCGTCGAAGGCGCGCTTCAGTAGCGCGGCCGCTTCCGGTTCGAGCCGTTCGCCGACAGCGCGGGCGGCGTCGGGCATCGGCCGGTGCAGATGATCGGTGCTCATTGCGCCATTTCCTCCTCGATGGCGTGGGCAGGTTCGTCCTCGCCAAAGCGCAGGAGGGGGTGCACCCAATGTTTCGCGGCCTTCAGCGCGCGGGTGACGGGCGATGTGAGTTCGCCGGCCTTGAGCTTTTCCCAACTGGCGGAAGCGACGGGCGGAGCCAGCGGCCGCGCCATGGCGATCCGGTGCGCCTTGGGGAACAGGTCGACCAACTCTTCTGTCGGCTCGACCAGTCGGCGAACCTCCGCCGCGTCGTCGAGGCCGCAATAGAAGGCAAGCTGATCGTGAAGCGGCACCTGATAGCCGCCGGCGTTGAGGCTGCGTTCCAGCATCAGGCCGGCGACGATCGCGCCAACCATGCGGCGGAACTGATAGGTTTCGTTGTGGAAAGCATCGAAGGCAAGCGCCAGATCCGTTCCGGTCATGCTGGGATGCACCTTCACCTCGCCGAGCGCTGCCTGCCAGACCCGGTGCGCTTCCGTCCGCTGGACATGAGCCTCTGCCTGATCGGAGCGATCCGCATAGCCGCTGCTCAGCCGGCGTGCCCCCAGCTCGTAACCATAGCCACCGCTCAGTTCGTATCGGGCAAGCGACCAGATGACGAAGTCCTGACCCAGAATGCCTTCCAGTTCGTCGGCGTCCTGGACGATGCCGGCGCGCAGGGTCTCACGGCGGATTGCCCGCATAATCTGGACGCCCTCGCCGGTCAGGCCGTGTTCTTCCTTGATCGCGGCGTCGGCCTTCTGCCGTTCGCCGAAGCCGTAACTCGCATCGATGGCGCGGCCGCCGGTCATGGGCGTCGGCCGGAATGCCGGAGTGATTTCCGGGGTGGCGGGCCGGGCGATCGGCCCGGCAGAGACGGCGGTGGGTTTCGCGGGAGTGGCGGCGTTCTTCTGTTCGGCAGCGAGAGCCTTGCGCTTTTCCTTGCGGCTCGCCCACCAGAAGCGTGTTTCGAGCGAACCGTCCTGCTGGACGATCAACGTCCCGAAAATGTCGCCTTGCGGCAGGTGCAGCAACATGCGGTCGCCAATCTCCGCCACTTCGCTTTCCATCGGCTCATAATCTACATCGATGGCGGCGATCAGGGACGCGCGCTGCTCCTCGTCGAGATCCGGCGCGTCGAGGATCTGTTGCGCCTTCGCTTCCAGTTCGGTCATCTCGTTCTGAAGGAAGGCGAGCCGTTCGGCGTCGGCTGGCGTGAGAGGCATCGGCTCGGCCGCGATCTCCAGATCGCGCGATACGCCGCCGAATTCTGGATCGCGGGGATATTCCCGCTCGAAGCGAAGATCACGGCCGGCCTGGCGGCGCAGAAGGTCGCGGACCCGTTCCAGCTTCGCGTCGGCGAACTGCATGAGCAGGCCCTCGTCCACGATGCGGCCGCGCTCTTCCGCCTGCTCGGCGAACAGATCCAGCTCATAGCGGCCGCCGGCGTCGGCGTAGGCTTTCTCGCCGACGAAGCGCAGCATCTTCGTCAGTTCGCTATCGCCGATCTTCAGCATCCGGCGGATGACGGTCGGCGCGTCCTTGTCGCGGCGCTGGGGCAGCGACAATTGCATGAACTGTTCGAAGGTGCGGAGCTGGAGCTGATGATCCTCGGTGGCGGCGAACGCCATCGCATGGGGCGTCGCGATCTCTTCCTGTTCCAGCGCCGCGAAGATGGCAGGATGAAGGCGACCGAGACGTATCCATTGGCGGATGGTCGTGACGGGCTGGCCGTTGGTGTCCGCGATCTCCTGAAGCGAGCGGCCGCGTTCATGGGCGCGCACGACGGCCGTATAGACCTCATAGGTTCGCAGGCCGAGCCGGACGAGGTTTTCGGCAAGGCTCAGCGCCACTAGCTCCGCCTCGTCCGTGATATCGCGGACGATGACCTCGATCGGATGGTCGGCGGGAAGCCGGCCGCTGTCGATCAACATGCGGAACGCGCGATAGCGGCGTCCTCCCGCGAAGACGCCCCATTGTTTCGGCGCGCCCTTCTTTGTGGACATGGGATGGACGATGAGCGGATAGAGTTGCCCGCTATTCAGTAGCGATCCCGCCATGCCGTCGACGGATTCGGCGTCGTGGCGGTTGATGCGCGCATTATAAGGCGAGACACATAGATCGCCGATCGTCATGGTGGTAAAGGACATGGGGCTTCTCCTGGAGCTGCTCTCCCTGGCGTGGAGGTTTTCGGGGGATGCTTTCCCCGCGCCGGGTCGAAGCGAGGCATGTGACTCGCTTCGAGGCACACGCCCGGCGCGGGGCCGCTTCGCCTGCCGGGCGGGTGATTGGGGGGAGCCAGCCGGCAGACGGGCGGGAGGGGCGGACGCGCAGCGCGACCGTGCTTCGATCAGGGCGAGCTGGCGCCCTTCGTTCGGAAATTCGGCGTCGAGCGCCTGGCATTCCGGGCAGGTGCAGGGGCTGGCCCGCTTGGGCAAGGATCGGCCCACGCGGCTCATGCGGCCGCCTCGGGGACATAGACCCGATTTTTCGTGACGGGATCGACGCCGATGCAGCGCAACGGCTGGGTGGACCCGTCCGCCTTCAGCAACAGATCCGCGTGTGCGCTATGGAGCAGAACATTATGACCCCGCTGCGCCATGCCGAGAAGCCAGCCGTGAATCGGCTGCCGCTTCCACGAAGAAGGAAAGGCGCAATGCGCGAGCACGGTGCCTGCAGCGTTCAAATCTATGAGGACGCCGCAGCGATCCGGGCGGAAGGAGGAAGGCATTGCGAACTGTGGCGCCTGCTGGGTGGCGAGCCACAGACACTGAAACTCCGCGCAGACATCCGGCCGGTCGGCATAGATCGAACAGCCCGCCAGCGTGCAATGTTCGCAAGCCGTATGGGCGGGTTTCACCGACGACGGCATCGTGACCTTCATCACGGTGCAGCACAGGGTGCATGATCCGCAGGAGGGAGGGAGAGACATCATGCGGCCCGCCTTTCGCCCTGCGGCGGGACGGGCCAGTATGTTCCGGCCGGTTCAAGGCTCCATCCCTGAAAATCCGTCGTCTGGGAGCGACCGAGATCCTTGATGGCATGCCAGTCCGCCTGCTTTTTCGATGAGGCGTTGTCGATCCAGTGCGCCGCGGCGTGAAGAGCATGCCATCCGCTGTTTCCCAGCAGGATCTGGAAAGTCTGGCCGCGCGGCATAGCGGCAAGCGTGTCGGCGATATCGGTGATGATGCACATCAGTCGAGTTCCTCACTCAATTCGCGGGCGATCCGCCTGGCGCGCATTTCGACGCCAGCAAGGGCGCCCGGCACGATTTCGCCGCTGAGGATGGACGTCGGCTGCTCCCGGATGGCGTCGATCGACTCCGTGGCCTGCTCGCGCAGCGCCTGGTCGACGATATCGGCCAGACGGCGGCGGCTGGGCTTTTTGCGGGCGGGGGGCGCGGCCGGGATCGCGTCCTCGCGCGCCGGCGGCGACGTCCACCACGCAAACAGATCCTCCACGCAGGCCGGGCAGAGATCCGCCTGCATGGTATCGCCGCCGATCTGCCGGGACATCGGCTTCGCCGGATCGGCATGCGGTGCACTTGCCCAGGCGCGGCCCCAGCCTTTGTCCTGGCCTTCCTCACGCACTTCGAGACGCAGGCGGCAGCGGTCGCAGGCGATGACGGGGATGGTTTCGCGGCTCATCGCAGTGGCGCTCCAATTCGCTTGAGATAGGGGAGAGGCAGGGCGCGCCAGGCGAACGCGTCGGCAAAGGCGCCACAATGCTCGTCGCGTTTGGTCACTGCGCGACCGGCGCTGATCTGCGCCGAGATGGATGTCATCCCCAGCATGGCCGCGCGATCGGCGCCCGACAGGCCGGGCTGCGATTTCACGCACTCGCCGAAAAGCGCGTTGATGTGGCGCCAATGGTCGCAGCCCGCGCAGCAGGGGCCGTGCTGCCAATAGAAGCGGTCGAGAATCTCCTGCCGCTCATTCATCGCGGCCGTCATAGCAGCAGTCCGATCGCGGCGGCGGGGTCGAACGGCTGATCGAGGGGATCGAGCGCATCGAAGGCGGTGCAGCGGGGGCCGCTCGCCTCATCCGTCCGCCACTCAGACGGATATTCCGGATCGGTGACCCGGAAGTGCATGGTCGCGGACAGGATTTCGCAACCGCCGTCATTGCGGGCGCAGCGGTCGCACCAGCGCGACAGAAACAGGTCGTCCTCGGTTCCGTTGGACGGGCGATAGGCCAGCGCCTCAGCCACGATGCCCTCCGTTTGCGGGGTCGCGAAACCAGTCGCGCAGATCCCGCCCGGCCTCTGTCGTGGCGATGACGACATCGCGGCGATCGTCCTGCCGGCGCTGGCGTTTCAGAAGGCCCCGGCGCGCCAGCAGATGCACGGCGCGGGTGACGACCGGCTTCGATACGCCGAGCGTAGCCGCCAGATGCCGCACATGATGCGGACCTTCATCGTCGGCGACGACGCAGAGCAAGGCAAGCTGGCGCAGCGTCAGCTCGCTATAGGCGGGCGACTGGACGAAGCGGCGGGCGGCGGCGGCGAGGTCGGCCATCAGTCCCGCGCGTCCCATTGCCGATCGATCGACCGGAGATCGGCGATGAGTTCTCGCAGGCCATCCCGGCTGAGCACGATGGCGATGGCCTCATCGGTGGGCGCGAAAGGGTTGCCGCCGGCGAACGCCAGCAGGACTTTCCCGATCTCGGGCACGGGCGTCCAGGCGGCGCCTATCCCTTCACAGATGGGCGTATAAGTGAAGCAGCCCGCCCGCCAAGCATGGGGAATCCATGCGCTTCCCGTTTCGTCGAGCAGGACCGGCGTCGAAAGCGGGGGAAGTTCGCGCGCGGCTATCGGCTGCAGAATCGTGTTGGCGGCCGCGATGAAGCCTAAGCCCAGGCTCTCGGAAACCTTGCCTACTGCGGCGATATCCTGACGGGTGAGCGCGACTCCGATCACGAGGACAGCCAGTCGATGACGGTCGGCGCATAATGGGCGGCGGCGATTAATCCGTTGCCCCAAAGGGCGATAATGACGCCCTTTTTCAGGCTGTCCAGATCGCCCGGTTCCATAGCTGCCGCCCAGCGGTTGTGTTGCGGCCGATGCAGCTTGCAGCGGCAATCCTGTGGGTGCAGCTTCGTTGAGATGACTTCATGCCGCATGGGATGAGTCCTTTCCGGTGCAGGAGGTGCAGATGTCCCCGGCCGCCCAGCCGCAGGCGGCGTGGGTTTCGGGATCGATGCAGGGGTCGCGGTCGGAACAACCGCAATGAATGCAGAGGCTGGGTTCCGGCCCCGAGCATTGACCGAAGCTGCGTAGGTCGATGAGCTGCTTCAGGACATGCAGCGACAACGGGAAGGCATCGGCCAGCGTGGCAGCGACATCATAGCTGATCGAGGCGACGTCCTGCTCGATGCGTTCGATCCAGGCGCGCCGATCGATCACGCCCAGGCGCGGCGATGTGCTGACCATCGCGGCGACGTCATCGATCGACAGGCCAGCCGCCTGCCGCCGCTTCGCGATATAGGTGCCGGGAGTCATCATCCGTATCTTTCCGGGCAGCAAAAAAGCCCTCCCGGAGTCGCGCCGGGTCGGCTGGGTTCCTGTTCTTCGAAACCGGGGGTTCACCCCCGATCATCCTGTGGTTCACCCCAGGATCGGGATGGGGGCCGCCCGCGCGATCAGGGCGGCTTGCGGCCCATGCGCAAGAGCAGCTCGTCCGCCTTGTTGCGGACGTCGAGCAGTTCGCGCTGGGCCTTCGCTTCCTCGAGCGGTCCAGCGGCGGGCTGCGCGGCTTCGAGCAGGGCGGTTTCCGCCTCGCTGTTCTCGCGCATGAAGTCGATGGTGGCGCGTTGCAGTTCCTGCTTGTCGCCGAAATGATCCGCCTGCGCCGCGCCGATCAGGTCGCCATAGGCTGTGTAGATCGGCGCGCCCGTGCCGCCCGCCGCCTGATAGGCGATATCGAGCGTGATCGCGGCGGGCAGGTTGATCTTGCCGTCGCGGGTTTCGTCGCCCCAGGCACGGACATAGCTTTCCTCATAGCCGACGAGTTCGGCCATCGTCTTCCAGCCGCCGGGGATTTGCCCGGCTATCCGCGCGAGGGCGGCATCGAGGGAAAGGGGTGGGCGGCGCTTCGTCATGCGAGATTCCCGGCTGCGCTCAGGACGACGAGGGGAAGGGTCGCCGATCGCTCGATCCCGGCATACGGCCAGGTTGCAGCGGGACCAGGGCGGCCGGGACGCCCGATGAGAAAGACCGGCGCCGCGCTTTGGGGGGCGGCGCCGGCAGGATCGTGACCGGCGCGGGTCGAAGCGCCGGGGTCACGGGGACGAAAATGCGGCTGCAATTCGCCAAGACGAACGACTGCGCGGCGGATAGCGAGGAAGGATGCAGCGATCATGGGCGCACACCTTCGAGACGATCGGGAGCCGTCGAGCGAACGGGGACATCCGTGCCAGGCGCAGGCACTTCATCTTTGAGGCCAAGAGCCACGGCGATGCGATGCGATTCGCCGCGGCGGCAGGGACGATCGCCCTGAAGAACAGACTGGACGAGGCTGACCGAGAAGCCGCGTTCACGCGCCCACTCGCTGATATTCGTCCCGGATGCGACGAACCGTTCACGAATGCGCCGCGCGCGCGCCTTTTGGCTCTCGGAATGTGTGACTCCGACCCCCGACATGTGCAATGTGCCATTCTGTTGTAACTGGCGACAGATGTTTACTAGATGTGATGAACAGTCAAGAGGATATTATCGAAATTGATAATATTCCGATGCGGCTTCGGGCTGCGCGGAACGCTATGGGCTTGTCTCAAAAGGATTTTGCGGGCCTCGGAGGCGTGACGCTCAATACACAACATCGTTATGAATCTGGGACGCTGCCTTCCATTGAATACCTCCTTCGAATCGGCGATGCGGGCGCGGATTGGTATTGGATCCTCAGTGGTCAGCGGGTGAGCGATAGCATCAGCCAAGGCGAGGCGCGGTTGGTCGATCTGTTTCGATTGCTCGGGCCGACCGCACAAGGCGCGGTTTTCACTGTGCTGGAGTGCATGGTGAACAATACGCATGCGCCATCATCGTCCGTTCACGACAAGAGGCAGGATTTTACGGGGGAATAAGGGGGAATAGATGTTCTCGAATGAGTTTCTGCGGCTGAAGGTCACGCCGGAGCCGCTTGGCATTAGCCTCACGTGGGGCTGCGATGAGGATGACGACGATGACATGATCGCCGCCCACAGTGAGGAACGGGATCAAAGTTCTTCCTGGTCATGCGAGATCGCCTATGTCGACGCGAAGGGCGTCGAGAGTTGGCGGCAGATCACCTGCAGCAAGCTGGACGGGTATGGCGCGGCGACCCATGTCCACGCCTATTGCCATTCCCGCGAGCGGCCCCGGATGTTCAAGATCGGGAACATCCGCGAACTCATGGACCTGTCGACCGGCGAATTGGTCGATCCCATCAGCCATTTCGACACGCTCGCGTCAACCGGCGTGCTTCCTTTCGAGGACAAGGGATTCACTGCCTTCGTCCAGATCGCCCTGTTCATGGCAAAGTGCGACGGAGACTATCACCCGATGGAGGCCGATGCGCTGGAAGCGGCGATCACGGCTTATGTCATGCGGTTCGGCGGCGATGATGCGATGGTCGAATCCGCGATGCATCGTTCGCCCGCCATCGCTCCAGACGGAAGGGATGTGTTGCTCGCCCTGAAACGACTGAGGACTTCGCCGATTGGAAAGCGCGCCACCCGCCTCATTCTAGATCATTGCGGCTTGATCATGGATGCGGATGGCCAGCATCATAGAAAGGAAGTGACATGGGCGCTGGAACTCAGTCAGGCTCTGAAGGCGCAAGCCGACGGGGAATAGGTTGCATAGCCTAAGGTGTAGTCTGGAGGAAATGGCACGGGGGGAGTTATCCATGGCGAATTGCACGGGTTGCGGGGCGGAGACGCGCCCCGGCGATCGCTTCTGCGGGTCATGCGGCTGGAATCTTGAAAAGGGTGAAGGAGCCAAGCCGAAAGGAAATCGACTAAGGTGGATCATCGGCGGTATTCTCGCATTGATCGTGGTGGCCGCTCTGGTCGATAGACCGGATACGTCTTCGCCTTCTCCTTCGGTGTCCCTGGCGTCGCTGGATGAAAGCGCGGCCCTTCCCGAAAAGGTGCCCGGCTGGAGCTATTCGTCCGGAACCGACGAGATGAGCGGCAAGGCATGGAACGTCGCAAGCGTCACCAGCGACAATGTCGTCCAGCTTGCCCCGCCTTATAGCGGCGGATCCGATGTAAGGATGAGCGTGCGGCGGCATCCGCGTCATGGAACGGACGTGTATTTCGTGCTCAGCAGTGGGCAATTGCTTTGCCGGTCCTATGACGGCTGTTCAGCGATGGTGCGTTTCGACGACGCCGCGCCGCGCAAGATCCGGATGAATGGCGCTTCCGACCATAGTTCCGACACTGTGTTCGTTGCCAGTCCGGCCGAGTTCATCACGCGGCTGAAGAACGCGAAAAAGGTCGTCGTGTCGCTGGAGATCTATCAGGGCGGCGAGCCGAACTTCACCTTCCAGACCGAGGGTCTGAAATGGCCGCCGGAATAGCGCGGGCGTTCCGCGCGCGTTGACCGCCGCGCCAGACGTTCTTTATATGTTCTTATGCCCGATGACAGCCGACTCCGCGAATATGCCCGAAAGCATGGGCTGACTTACCGCTGGCGGACGTGGTGCAAGGAAGGACACTGGCACGCCGAGGCACGCACCTGGCGCAACGGGGAACATCATGCCTGGTTCGGCACCTCCACCTTGGAAGGGGAACAGGAAGCGCTGGACAGGGCGATCAGACTGGTCGTGTGTCCGCCAACCGGACCCAGCCATGAAGATATGCGGCAGCGCCCGCGTTCGCCCTATTAATTGGAAAAATGGTGATTTTCTCCTATATTCCGGCGGGCAGGGAGGCAGCCTGTTGGGCATGATCGACGACATACCGCGCCTGTCGCCGCAGATGGCGAGCAGGAAGCTGCAAGTGCTGGCGTTCATCCGCGCCTTTTATGCGGCGCATGGCGTCGGCCCTTCGCTGAGCGAGATGGCCGCGGCGATCGGTTCCAACCGTTCGCGGGTGCAGGACGCCATCCGCAAGCTGGCAGCGGAGGGGCGCATCCATCGCGCGCCGGGCCAGACGCGGGGCGTCCGGCCGCTCAGCGCGCAGGAGGAAGCCGTGCGCCATGTCCGCGATGCGGGTTATCTGGTGCTCGATCCCGCATCCGTGCCGCTGCTGGATATCGAAATGCCTGTTACAAAAGCGGGCCTGCCCGGCCACTCCCCGCACGGTCATAATGCGCCGTTGCAGGGAGGCGGCGGATATGGCGCGGACGGGGGCGAAGAAAGGGCAGGGCGCTAGGACGCCATCATGGGCGTCGCTCCAGCGCAGCGCCTGGGCTAGACGTCATCCGCAGCAGGCCGCGCAGGAGCGGGCCTTTCGCAAGGAGCGCGCGGAGCTGATCGCCGACTTCAGCCACAAGCGCAACGGAACGCCGGAAACCCACCATCATGCCAGCCGCGTCCAGCAGGGCGCGGTCGCGCGGCTCTATGCCAGCGGGCGGCTCGCCATCGAGGAGGTGGGCTGGGCGCAGGAGATACGGACGGTCGCCGAGCGGATCGGCGCGGACGTCGCGATCTGCACCGCGAGCCTGGAAACACGCGTCGATAGTTCGCGCCACGGCGACGCGTTCTGGGAAGCTCTGGGCGCGGTGCGGGCAGAGGTCGCCTATTCGCGCTGGCGCGCTGCGCTGGGCGGCAGGGCCGCGCTGCCGCTGGACGTCATCGTCGGCGATCTGGCGCTGACCGAGGCGGCGCGGCGCTATCGCATGTCGACGCGGCGCGCTGGCGCGGTGCTCGAAGCCAGCCTGCAATTATGGGGGGCGATGATCCGCGCCACCTGCCGCGACGTCAGCGCGGCCGATCTGGCGGCGGCGCAGGCTGGCCTATCGTGACAGGGCAGGCAGGGCAGGACAGGGCACGAGCACGATAGTCCCGCCGCGAGCGATATCGGCCCTGGCGATTCGGGTGATGCTGCGCAAGTCGCTCGGTTTTACCGGCGGCCTTCCTTCCAACCAGAGCGCAATGGCTTCGCTTGCCCGCGCGACAATGTCGTTTTCGTCGTCAGCGGCCGAAAAACAGCCGGGCAGATCCGGAAAGTGGATGCCGTAGGCGCTGTCACTATCCTTATGAAGGATGCCGTAATAGTGGTGCATGTCAGGCGGCGACGGCGAGCCGGACGCCCAGCGCCTTCATGATGCCCATGAGGCTGGACAGGGTCGGATTGCCACCCTCGCCAAGCGCTTTGTAAAGCCCTGCGCGACTGACACCCGTCCTGGCCGCGATATCGGTCATGCCGCGCGCCTTCGCAACGTCGCCAAGCGCCGCCACGACAAGCGCCGGATCACCTTCCTCCATGACCGCATCCAGATAGGCGGCAATCGCCTCTTCGCTGTCCAGATGCTCCGTCACATCCCAAACTGTGGTCGTAACCATGGCTCAAATCTCCTTCGCCATCTCGATTGCATCGCGGATATCCCGCTTCTGCGATTTCTTGTCTCCGCCTGCGAGCAGGATCACCAGAGCGTTGCCCTTCTTCACGAAGTAGACGCGGTATCCCGGCCCGAAGTCGATCCGCAGTTCGCCGATCCCATCGAAGAACTTGGCATCGCCGAAGTTACCCATCGACACGCGGCGGATGCGGGCATCGACCTTCGCCCGCGCACGCATGTCACGAAGCCCGTCGAACCAGGTGCGGAAGTGGACTGTCTGGCGGACTTCGATCATGTAAACTTTGGTAGACGACATGACGGCGCTCGTCAAGCGAATGTTCACTAAAGTGGACATATTTGCTTGCCCCGCGCAAAAATCGCAATCGTTACAAAAACGGGCCTCCCTAAACGGTCACGAAAGGGCCAGAAACGACCCCGCGACAATTGCGTCCAAGGCCCGCCGGTCCCCCATCGGCGGGCTTTTTGCGTCGATGGAGGCGTCACAGTGGCACCGAACCCGAAGCGCGCTACCCGGCCTTCGATCCCCGATCAGCTCGAAAATGCCAGCCATGAGCTGGACCTGCTGATCCGCGACGCCCGCGTGTCCCCCGACCAGCGGCATGACAGGCGTCATGCCGATCTGGAAGAGCGGGCGCAGGCCATCGCCGCCTCCATCGTCGCATCCTTTCGCGGAGAGGTAACGCGCAGCGCGCCGCCGCTCCGGATGGAAGTCCAGGGCGCAAAATCCAGTGCCTGGTTCTGACGGAGAGCGCGATGTGATCGATATCGACCGGCTACGCGCCGAAGCCAACGGTCCCGAGCAGGAGCAGGTCCGCGTGACACGACGCTATCTGGCTCAACTGGTGAAGCTGCTCGACGCGGCCGCCATCACGCGCGCCGAGGCCAGGACCGCGTTGCTCGATCTTCAGCCGTCTCGTCCCACCCGCTGATCCACTTTCGGAGCCTTTTATGAGCAGCCTTCCCCGGCGGATGCAGATCCGCGCCATGAAAGCGCGCGGCTATGTGCGCACCCGCTATCGTATCGAGTTGGGCCTTGACGGCCAGTTCCATCCCGTGCCTGTCAGGCGCGGCGGGCTGATCCTCGATCCGCTCGACAATCCCGCCGGCTATCATTGGCCGGTGCCGGGACGCGCAGCCGCATGACCGACGCTCCAGGCGATCCGTCCGCGACGCCTGCGGGGCGGCGCGAGATTGACGGCTCGATCTACTGGGCAAACGCCGATGGCGGGCTGATCCCGGACGCGGCCGTCAAGACGATCGACAAGCTGCAGGACGAGTTGGTCCGCAAGATCGTCGGCTTCGCGCTTCCGCTCTCCGCGCAGGTGGCGCGGTTCCGGCAACATAGCTTCGACGACGTGGACGAGTTCGTCGCGCTGCTCGAACAGGAATATCAGTCGCGGCGGGGCGGGGCGAAGGGCAATCTGACCTTCACCTCCTATGACGGCCTGCTGAAGCTGGTGGTGCAGGTGTCGGAGAATATCATCTTCGGCCCGGAGTTGCAGGTCGCCAAGGGCATTGTCGACGAATGCCTGCGCGAATGGTCGGCCGACAGCCGCACCGAGATCCGCGCCATCATCAATCGCGCGTTCGACGTGGACAGTCAGGGCCGGATCAACCGGAACGACCTGTTCTCGCTGCTACGGCTGGATATTACGGACCCGCGCTGGCTCAACGCCATGCAGGCGATCCGCGACAGCATCCGCGTCATCGGCTCGAAGCGCTATATCCGCCTCTACCAGCGGCAGAATGCGCAGGCGCCGTGGCAGGCGATCACGATCGACGTGTCCGCCGCGTGAGCATCCACCTCGTCGCCGGCGAACGGCTGAAGCGCGAACTGGAGCGGTCGGCCGAGCAGGCCGGTTGCACCGTCGACTGGATAGTCGAGCGCACCAGGCCATGGGATAGCGCGAGCTTCGTGGGCGGGCTGCACGAGTTGTCATTTGCGCTCGGCGGGTTGTCACGGCGCGCCTGGCTGGAAGCGCTGGACGAACATTCGGTTTACCTGCCCGGCTTCGTGCTGGTGCGGCTGGAGATCGGCGCGATCGAAGGGCGCGGCGAGGATCTGTTTGCCACGCTGGAAGCGACGACGGTGAAGGAAGCCTAGCCCATGTCCATCATCCCCGACAGGCTGAGCGTCAGTGATCCGGACTATGATCCCGATCTTGGCGCGCTGTTGGAGATCGCGCTCGATGGCGTCGTGCAGAGCGCGGTCATCGGCTATGATCTGTGCGGCTGCAAGATCGTGCGCTATGCGACCGATGAGAAAGACACGATCATCGTCCGGGAAGGCAACGCTCAGATCGAAACAGTTTCGGGCGAAGTCACCGTCACCATCAGGAACAATGCCCGGTCGCAGGCGTGATGCCGCGCCAGGCGCCACGCTTCCGTCCACCTGGATGGAAGCCTGTCGAGGCGTGGGTGACGTCCAAGGGAAAGAGCCGACAGCAGCGCGGATATGGGCGCGAGCATGATGAAATGCGCAAGCGCGTCCTCATTGAGGAGCCATATTGCCGCGCCTGCATCGCTAACGGGACAGTCCCACCGCGTCGATCCGTCGTTGCCGACCATATCCGCCCCAAGGCTGAGGGCGGTGGCAGCGAGCGCGAGAATTATCAGGGCCTTTGCTGGCCGCACAGCAAGGCGAAGACCGCGAAGGAAAGCGCGCGGGCGAGGAGGCGAAACGCATCATGACCGATGTCACCATCTCCGACCGCGATGTCATGGAGCGATGCACCTTGCGCATCGTGTTTCGGCCGCGTCGTTCCTTTCGCTTTCGCGTCCGCATCGCGGCGGCGCTTATGCGCCTCGCGGCGACGGTGCTCGGCTGCAATGTCGAGGTGTCCGTCCAGTTCGATGCGGCCGATGCGGCAGATTGAGGGTCGGCCATCGAACCGCCTCGAAGACCGCGCCGGCCGGCGCCGGGGAGGGGGTGGGGTCGAAGCTCAGGCCCGTCCGGGTCAGGACCGCTCCTGTGACCACATTTTTGCGCGGTCGAAATCAAAGGGTAAAAAGTTGAGGCCCTCGGATGGCTAGAGGCGGGCCGCGATCGGGGGCCGGCCGTAAGCGAAAGGAGCCGGCGCTGAAGCTGGTGCAGGGCACCTATAGGCAGGATCGCGATGTGGCTGTCAATGATGACGTTCCTCTCGGGCCGATGATCGCGCCGCTGCACCTGTCCGAAACGGAGCGGAATTACTTCGCGGCGCTCGCCACGATTCTGGAGGAGCAGAAGCGCGCCAGCCCGCACTATGCCGATCATGTCGGTCTGCTCGCGTTGCGCCTGGCGCAGATCGCCCGGTTCCAGGCCGTGCTGGAAATGACCGGCGACACCTTCACCAGTCAGACGGTGAAGAAGATCGACGGCAAGGAAGTCGTCTTCGAAATGGTGCGCGCTCGGCCGGAGGTGGCGATGCTGTCCGAAGCCTTGCGCCATGCGCAATCCCTGCTGGGCGAACTGATGCTCAATCCGTCGGCTGCGCTGAAGCTCGCGAGCGGTCACAAGACGCAGGCCGACAACGAATTCGGCGATTTCTGATGTGGCGGAGGTGCGCGACTATCCGGCGATAGCCCTTAAATATGCGACCGACGTTTGCGCGGGTAAGATCCCGGCCGGATTGCAGATCCGGCTTCAGTGCCGCCGATTCCTGGATGAGCTGAAGCTCAGCAAGGTTCGCGGGAGCAAATTCCCCTACGTCTTCGACGAGGCGCTCGCGGCGCGCCCGTGCCGGTTCATCGAGAAGCTGCCGCACAGCAAGGGAAAGTGGGCCAGCAAGAAGGAACGGCTGGTTCTTCAGCCGTGGCAGATCTGGATCATCTGCCTGACCTTCGGCTGGGTCCATAGGGCGGGCGAACGGAAAGGGCTGCGGCGATTCCGCCGTCTGTTCCTGGTCGTTCCGCGCAAGAACGGCAAGTCGGCCATAGCGGCGGGTCTTGGCCTGTATATGCTCTGCGCCGACGGCGAGTTCGGCGCGGAAGTCTATTCGGGCGCGACGAACGAAAAGCAGGCGTGGGAAGTCTTCAAACCCGCGCGGCTGATGGTGGAGCGCACTCCCGCGCTCAAAAAGCATTTCGGCCTGGAGGTGCCGGCGCGCGCGATCGTTCGGATCGCGGACGGATCGAAGTTCGAGACGATCATCGGAGATCCTGGCGACGGGCAAAGCCCGAGCTGCTCGATCCACGACGAATATCACGAACATGGCGACGACGGTCAGGTCGACACCATGATGACGGGCATGGGCGCGCGCGATCAGCCGCTGCAACTGCTCATCACCACAGCCGGCGACAATCTGGCCGGCCCTTGTTACGCGCTGATCCAGGAGGAGCGGAAAAAGCTCGCGGGGATCGGCCATAACGGTGGCCCGCCGCTCGACGACGAAACCCTGTTCATCGAATATACGATGGACGAGGATGACGATTGGAAGTCGGACCTTGCGCTCCGTAAGGCCAATCCGAACGCCGACGTGTCGGTATCGCTCGACTTCCTTCGTGCGCGGCAACGCGACGCGATCGCAACCCCGCGCAAGGCAGGCGTCTTCAAGACGAAGCACCTCAACCTGTGGGTTTCGGCGAAGGCGGCCTATTTCGACGTCGAGGCATGGAGAAAATGCGCGGATCCGGAGATTCCGCAAAATCCGCGCGATGCGCTGAAGCTGGCGTGGCTGCGCGGGCGGCGCGCAATCATCGGCCTCGATCTCGCGTCGAAGGTCGATATCGCCGCCGTGGAAGTATTGGTGCTGCCCAACGGTGAAAAGGCGACCGTAGACGATCCCTATATCCGGTTCGGCTTTTACTTCCTACCCGAAGATACGGTTGCGGAGGTGCCGCACTATCAGAGCTGGGACAGCCTTGGGCTGCTGGAAGTCACGCCCGGCAATATCGTCGATTACGACGAAATCGAGGCCCTGATCGTCGAGATCAGCGAGATTTTGCAGGTCGAGGCGGTTCCCTACGATCCGTTCCAGGCGACGCAGTTATCGACGCGCCTGGCGAAGGCCGGCGTCCCGGTCGTCGAATATCGGCCGACCGTGCTGAATTTCAGCGAGCCGATGAAGGAACTGGACGCGCTCACGCGCTCCCGTCGCATCATCCATGGCGGCGATCCGGTGATGGAGTGGGAAATCTCCAACGTCGTCGGCGCGCCGGACAAGAAAGACAATGTCTACCCCAACAAGCCTGAGGGGCAGCCGCATTTGAAGATCGACAACCCGGTCGCGCTGATGAGCGCGATCGGCGTCCACATGGGCGAGGAGAAGGAAGAAGTGCCTGCATCGCCTTGGGATGACCCGAATTACAGCATGGTGCCGAGTTGAGGATCGCCTTCGAGTTCCTGCGCGGCGGCGGGGAACAGCGTTCGCTCAATCCGCTGGAAAACCCGGTCGTATCGACCGGATCGCACACGGACGATCTGCTGACCTTCTTCGGCCTGCTCGGTCATGACCCGAAACTGCCGACCGTCACGATCGAGAGCGCCCTTGAGGTGCCGTCGAACTGGTGCGCCGTCAATTTCCTTTCACGCATGATGGCAAGTCTGCCGCTGCATCTGTTCAAAAAGGTAGGCGACACATCGCAGCGCGTCGATGGCGACCTGCAGATGCTGCTCAATGAAGCGCCTAACCCGGAATGGACCAGCCAGGGATGGCGGGAATATATCTGGTCGCAGGTTTTCACCGGCGGTCGCGGCACGACGTGGATCGAACGGCAGGGAAGCAAGATCCTCGCCCTTTGGCCGATGGACCCGGACCGCACCTCCGTCCGCCGCCGCAATGGCCGAAAATATTATCGTTTCGAGGCTAAGGAATATCCCGCCGCCGACGTCATCGATGTCACTTTCCTGCTGAAGCGGAACCAACTGGACGTCTACAGCCCGATCCAGAAAAACAAGCGCGCGATCGGGCTGATGCTGGCGATGAACGACTATGCCAGTTCATTCTTCGCCAGTGGCGGGACGCCGCCGCTCTCGCTGGAAGGCCCGTTGCCGCAAGGCGCTGAAGCGTTCAAACGCGCCCAGGCGGATATTCAGCGGGCCATCGACCTGGCGAAGCAGAGCGGCTCCCCATTTTTCGGAATGCCTCCCGGTCATAAGCTCAACCCGATCGGCATCGACCCGCAAAAGGGACAGACAATCGAGGCGCGGCAATTCCAGATCGGGGAATCGTCCCGGATCTGGGGTCTGCCGCCTGTTTTTCTGCATGACCTGGCGCACGGCACGTTCAACAACACCGAGCAGCAGGATCTGCAGCTCGTAAAACACGTCGTCACCCATTGGGCAGGGAAGTTCGAGCAGGAGCTGAACCTCAAGCTCTTCGGCCAGCGAAGCCGCGCCCGCCATGTCGAACATAATGTCGATGGCGTCCAGCGCGGCGACTTCAAGAGCCGGGTCGAGGGCATCGCCCGCGCGATCCAGACGGCGCAAATCACGCCGAACGAGGCCAGAAAGCTCGAAAACCGGGAGCCGATGCCGGAAGGCGACAAGCTCTACATTCAGGGCGCCACCGTGCCGCTTGGCACCCAGCCGCTCCTGAAAGCCCCCGCAGACAACGGAGATGCCAATGCCGACGCCGGCGACAAAACCGAATCCTGACGGCCGCGAAACGCGGGCCATCACGCGCGGCCTGGAGCTGCGTGCGGCCGGCGAGGGGGAAGGGCGCACCGCGACCGGCTATGCGGCGCTGTTCAATGTCGAAACCGATATCGGCGGATATTGGAAGGAGACGATCGCGCCCGGCGCCTTCACCCGGTCGCTGCGCGAGCGCGATGTCGTCGCGCTGCATAGTCATGACACCGGCCGCGTCGTCGGCCGGAAGGATGCAGGGACGCTAAGCCTGCGCGAAGACGACACCGGCCTGCAATTTTCGAACGACCTGCCGGATACGTCCGACGGCCGCGATCTGGCGGTCCAGATCGAGCGGCAGGACATACCGGGCATGTCTTTCGGCTTCCGGACGCGCAAGGAGGAGTGGGACGAGACGGTCGATCCGCCCAGACGCACGATATTGGAAGCGGATCTCTTCGAGATCACTTACACGGCCTTTCCGGCCTATCCCGACACGTCCGTCGGCCTGCGATCGCTGGAGCATGCGCGTGCGGAGCGCCGCCATATTCCCCCTGCACACCAGCTCGCCGAGCGCCGCGCCCGCCAGGCGCAGATGGAGCGCGGCATCCGATAACCATCCCGGCCCAGCCGGTCGGCAGAAGCATCCCGCTTTCCGCCATCTCGCCCGCCTCTGGCGGGCTTTTTCATGTCCAGGAGAATGACATGCCGTCTTTGACCGAACTGCAGGAGAAGCGGGGCCAGTTGGTGACCCAGGCCCGCGAAGCGCTCGACGCCATCACCGCCAACACCGACGAAAGCCGCGCGGCCGAGCTGGAGGACCGCCATGACAAGATCATGGTCGATTTCGACAAGCTCGAAAAGGATATCGCCCGCGAGGAGCGCACCGCCCGCATCGAGAAGGAGGAAGCCGAGCGCCGTGAACGCAACCGGCCGCTCAATCCCGATGGCGAAACCCGCAGCGGCGAGGGCGAAGGCGGCGGCGACGTGCAGGCCGAATATCGCGATGCCTTCTATGCCTGCATGCGCGATGGCGGCAGCGTGGAAAGCCTGGCGGCCGAACAGCGCGATCTTCTGCGCCGCGGTCATCAGGAGCTTCGCGTCCAGATCGCAGGCACGGCTTCGGCGGGTGGTTATACGGTTCCGAAGGATCTGGCGAACGAGATCGTCAAGACCATGAAGGACTGGGGGCCGATGTATGACGGCACCATCGTGCGCGACATCACCACCGGCTCGGGCAACGAATTCGACATCCCGACCAATGACGACACCGGCAATTCCGCGTCGGCCCTGTCCGAAGGTGCGGATTTGCCCGACGATAACAGCGGCGACCTGGAATTCGGGCAGAAGCGCCTCGACGCCTATGTCGATGCGACGCCGTGGGTGAAGCTGAGCTTCGAACTGCTGCAGGACAGCGTGTTCAACCTGGAAGAGTTCCTCGCTGAAGCGCTGGGCGAACGACTCGGCCGGCGTGCCAATGGCCGCCTGACGACCGGGACGGGCACGGGCCAGGCCAATGGCGTCCTGACCGCCAGCACCCTGGGCAAGACCGCCGCCAGCGCCACGGCGATCGCGGCCGACGAGCTGATCGAACTGCAGCATTCGGTGCGCGCGCCTTATAGGCGCAGCCCCAAGTGCCGGTGGATGTTCGCAGACACCACCTTGCTGGCTATCCGCAAGCTGAAGGACGGCGAGGGCAATTATCTGTGGACCATGGGCGATGTCCGCGTCGGCGCGCCTTCCATGCTGCTCGACCACCCCTATTCGATCAACGACGACGTGCCGTCGATCGCCGCCAGCGCGAAGTCCATCCTGTTCGGCGATTTCAGCCGCTATTGGGTTCGCAAGGTCGGCTCGCCGCTGATCGGCACGGTCCGCGAGCGGTTCTGGCCGAAGGTCGGCATGGCGGGTCTCATCCGCTATGACGGCGAGCTGGTCGATTCCATCGCCATCAAGCATCTGGCGCAGCCGGCGTCCTAGGCGCCAATCGGCGTCCTCATAGGGGCGGGCCTGGCTCGCCCCTTTTTCGCATCCGGAGCAAATCCATGGCCACGAACAAGCCCCCCCGCCGCGCCGTCGCGGCGAAACCAGAATCGGCAATGCCCGAAGCGGCCGAGCAGACTCCTGCGCCTGCAGAAGCGGAAATCGCGCAGGAAACGGATCAAGCCGCCGAAACCGCGTCCGAACCGGCCGAGCCTGCCGTTGCGGAAAGCTCCGCGACCGCAGCCGACATCGAGGACGCTCACCAGGACGTAGATGAACAGGAGCAGGTATCCGGCCCCGTCCGGTGGCTGCGAATGACCACGAGCCTGTCAGGCCCGCGCCTTTCGCTCAGCCGCGGCGATACCCATCCCTTCAGGGATGTTCCCGGACCGGAGGGCGAGCCTTCGGAGGCGCAGCGGCTGATCGAGGCCGGTTTCGGCGTCGAATGCGAACCGCCGAAGGCCTGATCGATGCTGAGCGCGCCGATCGTCACCACCGCGCCGACTGACGAGCCCGTCGATATCGATGAGGTGAAGCTGTTCCTGCGTGTCGATGGCGAGGCGTTGGATGCGGAGATCGCGGGCTATGTCGGCGCGGTCGTTGCCGATATCGAGCGCATGACGTCGACACGGCTCGCCTCGCAGGTGGTGGAGATCCGCGCCGATTCCTTCGCGGATCTCGCGCGCTTTAATATCGGGCCCGTAACGGACGTCGTTGCCATCACATATGAAGATGGCGACGGGGCGCAGCAGACGCTTTCCGAAGATGCGTATGAGCTTTTCGGTTCCGGCCTGGCGATGGGCATCCGCCCGGCGTCCGGTCAGAGCTGGCCGGCCGTGCGGCCCGTCGCCGGCGCGATCGCGGCGCGCCTGACGGTGGGCTATGCGGATCTGCCGCCCAGCCTGGCTCTAGCGGTCAAGATGGCCGTCCGTTCCCGGTTCGATGGAACGCCGTTCGATCTGTTCGAGGCGACGGTCAATGACAGGATCTGGCTGTGACCGGCGTCATCGCCCTGAAACTCGACACGCGGATCGAGATCTGGAGCAATACCCCCGGACCGAACGAAAAGGGGCATGTCGTCGACCGTTGGCTGAGAGTGGCCGCGCCATGGGCCGAGGTCGTCGATATCTTGCCCAGCCGGTCGGAGCGGGTGGCGGAAGCGATCGATATCGCGGCCCGGCCCTGTCGCATTCGGATGCGCTACCGCGACGATATCGACGCGTCGATGCGCGTGAAGATCGGCGGACGCATGTTGAAGATCATCGCGGGGCCAGCGGAGCTGGGCCGACGCCAGGGCACCGAGATCCTCGCCGAGGAGCTTTCCACCATGGGGGCCGGCGGATGAAGCTGAAGGGCGGCAGGGAGTTGGATGCGTTTCTTAGCGCCTATCCCGTGAAAATGCAGCGGAATGTGATGCGCGGCGCGCTGCGCGCCGGGGCGAAGGTGTTTCAGAAATCCGCGCGGCAGAAGGTCGAGAAGGAATCGGGCCAGACAGCCAAGGATATCAAGATCGAAACCGATGCAAAGGGCGGCATTCCCAAGGCCCGCGTGAAGCTGAAAGGCCCCCATGCGCATGTCGGATATTTTCTGGAAACCGGCGTCACGCCGCACCTGATCGCCCGGACGGGCGCCAGAGAGGGGCGCGTTGCCGTGCGGAAGGCCGCGCAGGGCAACGGCACGATAGCCAACCGGCCTATGAAGATCGGCGGCGATTTCGTCTCCGGCATCATTTCACATCCCGGTATCCGCCCGCACCCATTCATGCGGCCAGCGCTGGACGAGAAGCAGGGCGAGGCGATCGCCGCAGTGGGCGAATATGTGCGCAAGCGGATGCAGATCGACATCAGCACCCTGCCGCCCCTTGAAATCGACGAGGACTAAAGATGGGCGGATGCGAAGCGGTGCGCGGTTTGTTCGCCGGCGACAATGCGCTGACGGCACTGGTTCCGGCGGAGCGGATCGTCATCGGCGATGTCCCGGCAGGTTTTCCCGTGCCCTGCATTGCCCTGTTTTCCATATCGGCGGTCGACCGCAACACGCTGAAGCACGGCGCGGTGAAGCGGGTGACGGAGCGCGTCCAGGCCACGGTGATGGCGCCTGATAGCGCCGTGCGGCAGCTCGTCCAGCGGACGGCCAAGAAAGCCGCCGATGGGAAAATGCCGACCGTCGAGGGAATTCTGCACGTCACCGTGCATAGCATCGGCGCGGGCGCCGACGGGCGCGATCCCGAAACGGGCATCCATATGGGGACGCAGGATTTCCGTGTGTCCTACAACGAGATCTGACGGGAATTTTCATCATGGGCAAACAGGCCGTGGCCATTCGCCGGTTCACGCTGGGCGACAGGTCGTATCTGCAAGGAGCGATCCTGCCGGATCTTCCCGACGGACAGTTTTCCGACCTTGAGGCGGTGGAACTGGTTCGCGCGGCGAAGCCCGAGGATCTGGCGCCGGTTTCTCTCCCTTCGACCGGCAGGAAATCCCGATCCGCCAAAGGCTGATCGAGCCTCCTTCCCCTCCATCCGTGGCAGCCCAGCCCGCCCCTCCGGCGGGCTTTTTTATTGGAAAAGGAACCGAATATGACCGTTCGCACGTCGGCGGGGACCACTCTTGCGGTCACCGCCACCGCACCCGCCACCTTCAACGCGGCTGGATATGCCGCCCTGACCTTCACCGATGTCGGCGAAGTCACCGATCTGGGCGAGTTCGGCCGCGAATATAATCTGGTGACGCATAATCCCCTGGGGACGCGCAGCACCCGCAAATTCAAGGGCAGCTTCAACGAGGGATCGATTACGCTCCAGCTCGGCCTCGACAATAACGACGCCGGCCAGGTCATCATGAAGGCTGCTTCGAAGTCCGACGCCGATTATTATTTCCGCGTCACGCTCCAGAACGGGGAAATCTATTTCTTCCCCGCGAAGGTCATGAGCTGGAAGGTCGGGGTCGGCGGCGTCGACCAGATCACGTCCGCCACCGCGACGCTGGAGATTTCGTCGGCCGACGATGGCACCGGCGTCGTCGAGAAGCTGAGCTGAGGAGGCTGATCCATGGCAACACTGACCTCCAAGATCGCGCTCAGCGTCGCGGCGAACCTCGCCGCCGCGCTGGACGTCGGCACGGGCGCTCATGAGGTGGCCTTCGGGCCGACCTATGTGCTTCAGAACGGCACCGGCGCCAATCAGGCGAATGAGCTGTGGGCGGATACCCGCACCATCGCGGCGTCCGGTAGCGAGGATCTCGATCTGAGCGGCGGCGTGTCGGATATTTTCGGCACGTCGCTCGCCTTCACAAAGATCAAGGCCCTCGTCGTCGTGGCGGCTGCCGCCAACACCAACGACGTGGTCGTCGGCGGAGCGGCCGCCAATGCGATCGCCTCGGTTTTCGGCGACGTATCCGACACGATCAGGGTGAAGCCCGGTGGCATGGTCGCGCTCGTCGCGCCCGATGCGGCCGGCTACGCACTGACGGCCGGCACCGCCGATCTGCTGAAGGTCGCCAATAGCGGCGCAGGGTCCGCCGTGTCCTTCACGATCGTCGTCATAGGCGTCGTCTGATCTCCATCCGGCCCGTGAGCCGGATATTTCCCTCCAACGCATGTCCCGCTTCGTCGGGGCCTTATGTCCCGGCCTGTTCGTGTCACGGAACGGGCGGGCCGGGGCGCCACCATTCCTGCCGTGAAAGGATAGAAACATGGCTTTCGACATCACGAAATTCGCCGCCGCCGACACTGCGGTCGTCAAGCTGGTGAACGGCGACGACGCTCCGCTGCTCGACAATGAGGGCAACCGCTTGACGGTCACCGTCTATGGTCCCGGTTCCGAGCAATATGCCGAAGCGCAGCAGCGCAAGCAGAACCGGATCGTCACCCGCCTCCGCAAGAAGGGCAAGGTGGACGCCAGCGCCGCCGAGATGGCTGCCGAGAATGCGGAATTCCTCGCCGCCTGCACCGTCAGCTTCGACGGCTGGACCTATCCGCCCGCCGGCAATGTCAGCCAGCAGGAGATGTTCCGCGCGGCCTATGCCGATCCGAAGTTGGGCTTCATTCGTGAGCAGGTCTTCGCCTTCATCGGCGAATGGGAAAATTTTACGGGGAACTCGGCGACGAGTTGAGTCTCCATGTCCGGCATCTGGCATGGCTCAACACCGTGCCCAAGCCGGAAAAGCGGTCGATCACCGATAAGACCGAACCGAAAAGCCGCCTGCGCGAGATGAAGGACGGCGGTATCGTTCCCGCGATGCCGCCGTGCGCCACCCCGTGGATCGTCGAGCAGCTCGTCGAGATCGGCCCCGTCGTCGCCGCTGGCATGGGCCGAGCGCCGATCGGCTGGGCCGATATCGCCGCATGGTCGGCGATGACCTGCGTCACGCTGCCACCCTGGCAGGCCCGCTTGCTGCGGCGCCTGTCATCCGACTGGCTCGCCGAATCCCAGGCAGCCGAAAAACCCGATGCGCCGCCGCCCTGGACGGAACCCGATCCGGACGCAGAGCGGCGCGCCGCCATTTCCGCGAAGGTCGGCAATGCGTTCCGCGCATTGCTGGGCTCGCGCGGCCGGAGACCGTCATGAAGGCAGGAACGCTTGAAATCGAGCTGATCGCCAACATGGCGCGGCTGCAAAAGGACATGGACCAGATGAAACGGTCCGTGGGATCGGCGATGCACGACGTCGAAATGTCGTCGAAAGCAGCCGAAGAGGCGATGACGGCGTTGAACGCGACCGGCGCCAGACTGGCGTCCGGTTTCGGCCTGGTGAAGGCCGCCGCCGCCGCCCTCGGCCTCACCGCGCTCGGCGGAGAAGCGATCGGCGTCAATCGGGAATTCCAGCGGCTCGACGCCTCCCTGAAGGTCGCCACCGGATCGGCTGATGCGGCCGCCGCGCAGATGGCGGTGCTGCGCAATTTCGCCGAAAAGACGCCCTACGGCCTTGAACAATCGGTGCAGGCATTTTTGCGCCTGAAGAATCTCGGCCTCGATCCCAGCACGGCGGCGCTCACCAGCTACGGCAACACGGCCGCGTCCATGAGCAAAACCCTGATGGACATGATCGAGGCGGTGGCGGACGCCGCCACCGGAGAATTCGAGCGCCTGAAGGAATTCGGCATCCGCGCATCGAAGGAGGGGAGCAAGGTCAGCTTCACCTTCCAGGGGGTCACGACGACGGTCCAGAACAGCTCGGCCGCGATCCAGAAATATCTGATGGACATCGGCAACGTGCAGTTCGCCGGCACGATGGACGAGCAGATGAAGACGCTGGAAGGCGGCTTCGCCAATCTGGAGGATGCAGTGCAAGCCGCCATGGTTGCCTTTGGGCAGGGCGGGTTCAATGACGCACTCGCGGAGGTTCTCGCCGGCCTCACCGCCACAGCGGATGGATCGCAGACGGCAGCGGCCGAGCTGGGCGAGATGGTAGGCAATCTCATCCGTATGGGCGCTGAGCTGGCAGCGATCCTGGGCGAGCCCCTTAACTTCGTGCTCGAAAATCTGGAGTTGCTCGAAGATCTTGTCGTCATGGCTGCGGCTGGCTTCGTAACCTTTCACGCTGCGCTCGCCATCGGCAGCGTCTATCGTTACATCGCGTCTCTGGTGGCGTTGGAGCGCGCATTGGGCGCAACCACGGCGGGAACCGCCATGCTCAGCGCCGCGCAGAAGTCCCTCCAGGGCGCTTCTGCGGCGGTATTCACGCCTATGAACGCCCTGATTGGCGTCGCCGGATTGGTCGCAGTCGGCCTCATGTCCGTGGCCGATGCCAATGCCGCGTCGGAAAAGCGGCTGCTCGCCAATGCTAAGGCCGCCGATGAACTCGGCATTAGCCTGTCGCAGTCCAGCCGGCAGGCGCTGGCGGCGGCGGAGGGACAGACCGGCGTGGGGATCGCTGCTGGACAGGCGGAGCCGGAAATATGGTCATTCAAGAACAGCGTCGACGGCCTAACCCAATCGCTTTGGGAACAGGCTAGAGCCGCGCGAGCTGCGAAGGTGGAACTGCTCCAGAAAAAAGTCGCTGAGGCCGAGCAGCGCCAGAACGAGGCATTCGATTCCACATGGGCTGGAAGCCGCAATCTGTCGCGGGAATCTTGGGAGGCGCTGGGCCAGTGGGATATTTCGCGGGGCGTCGGCCTGGGCTGGAGCTCGGTTAAATCCGATCTCGCCAACCTGTTTAGCGGCGGCAGGACGGGCCGCGACGGCCTGCGCGATATGAAGGATGCCGCCCGCATTGCAGGCCGGCTGCGCGAGGATCTGGATAAGGCGCTGAATACACCTCTCGGCAATGGCGACCTCTCTGGCGGCGGCATCGTCAAGGCCCTCGGTGAAACCGGCAAAAAGGCGAAGCAGGCCAAGAGTGACGTCGATGAACTCGTAAAGTCCATGCTCAATGCCCGCGCCGTCGCCCAGGGGAATGTCTGGGACTTGGCGCAGGAGGCGCAAAAGCGGCAGCAGGATGATTGGAACGATGCCGATTTCGCCAAGAATAACGGCCCGGTTCTTGGCAATTTCGATATAAAGACGATGCGCGACGCCGCCGATCTGGCCCAAGCTGCCGCTGATAATTGGAACGATTACCTGGATAATTTCTCGCGCGGCCTCGACGTCGTATCCGACCGCGTCGACGCGGCGGCGGCTTCGATGCGCGACGCCTTCGGATCGGTGGGCGGCGCGATCGGCGATATCATCACGGTCCTGGATGAATATGGAAAGCGTCAGGCGGAGATCGACGAGCAGCGCAAGATCGGTGGCCTGAGCGAAAGGGAGCTTGCCGAACTGCGCAAGCGCGAGGCCAGCAACCAGCTTTCCGGCATGGTCGCCCTGACCAGCGCGGCGAAGGGCCTCTTCAAGGAACATAGCAAAGGCTATCAGGCGATGGCGGCGGCGGAGAAGGTGCTGTCCGCGATCCAGCTTGCGCGCACGGCCGTGGACGTCGCGGGCGGCGCTGCGCGCATGTTCGCCACCCTTGGCCCGTTCGCTTTCCCGGCCGTCGCGGCGATGCTGGGCGTCATGGCGTCGCTCGGCTTCCGTTCCGGCGGAAAGTCGGGGCCGTCGTTCGACCTCAAATCCTATCAGGATGCGATGGGCACCGGATCGGTGCTGGGCGATTCCACCGCCAAGTCCGACAGCATAGCGCGCTCGCTGGACCTGCTGACGGCAAACAGCGACCGTGAGCTGGAATATTCCAATGCCATGGTGCGGTCGCTGCGGTCTATCGAGACTAATATCGGCTCCCTTTCCTCACTCCTCGCGCGCCAGCTCGGCGTGTCGGGCGGGTCGTTCGATACGTCCGGGTTGGGCCTTGGGTCATCGACGAAGATCGAAAGCGATCTGGGCTTCGGCTTCATCGTCAAGAACGCGCTCAGCCTCGCGTCGAAAATCCCCGCCATCGGCGGGCTGCTGGGCGGCATCGGTAAGGCGCTGTTCGGCACCAAGACCACGAAGACACTGCTCGATCAGGGGATCATGTTCGATCCGGCGACGGTCGCCGACATATTGGCGGGCGGAATCGACGGTCAGACCTATCAGGACATCCAGACCAAGAAAAAGAAGAAGACGTTCGGGATCACGACCAGCAACAAGACGCGCGTCGATACGGTCACCGGCGCGCTGGACGACGGCACCGAGCAGCAGGTTGCGCTGTTGATCGGCTCCATGCGTTCTGGGATCATGGCTGCCGCCGGCGCGCTGGGCATCGAGGGCGCGCAGGCCGCCATCGACGCCTTCAGGGTGGACCTGGGCAAGATCAGCCTGAAGGATCTGAAGGGCAGCGAGATCCAGGAGCAGCTTTCCGCGATCTTCTCGAAGCTGGGCGACGACATGGCGGCCGCCGCGATCCCCGGCCTTTCCGCCTTCCAGAAGGTGGGAGAGGGGCAGTTCGAGACGCTGATGCGGCTGGCGAAGGATTATCAGACCATCGACGTGCAAATGCAGTCGATAGGCCGGACCTTCGGCGCGGTCGGCGCATCGTCCGTCGAAGCGCGCGAAGCCCTGATCGATCTGTTCGGGTCGCTGGACGAGTTCGTCGACCAGACGCAATATTATCGGGACAATTTCCTCACCGAAGCCGAGCAGGTCGCGCCGGTGATGACGGCGGTGGCGGCCGAGCTGGAGCGGTTGGGCCTTTCGGGCGTTGACAGCATCGATTCCTTCAAGTCCGTGGTGAACGGCCTCGACCTCACGACCGAAGCTGGCCGCGAACTCTATGCGGCGCTGATGGCGCTGGCGCCGGGGTTCAACGCGGTCGAGAAATATCAGGCGGCGCTGGCCGACAAGCGTCAGAGCATGGAAATCACGCTGCTGGAATTGATGGGCCGCAAGACCGAGGCGCTGGCCCTGCGCCGGCGCGCCGAGCTGGCCGCGATGGACGAAAGCCTCCGACCGCTTCAGCGCGCGATCTATGCCTATCAGGATCTGGCGGCGAAGCAGCAGGAAGCCGCGCAGAAGGTGAGCGATGCTCAAAGCGCCCTGTCGGCCGCCTACAGCCGCGAGAGCGCCAATATCCAGTCGACTGCGGACAGGTTCCGCGATTTCGCCAAGGCCATTGGCGAGTTCCGCGCCAGCCTGTTCACCGATGTCCCCGGCGTCGATTCCTATGGCATCGCCCGCGCGCGTTTCGAAAAGACCGCCAGCCTTGCCCGGCTGGGCAATGAAGCGAGCCTCAGCGCGTTCACCGGCGATGCGCAATCCTATCTGGACACTGCCCGCAATCAGGCCGGGTCCGCGCTCGATTATGCGCGGGACGTCGCCCGCGTGGCGCGCGCGGCCGATCAGGCGCAGGCCGGGGCCAATGGCGTCGCATCAATGGCGGATCGCCAGCTCGCCCAACTCACCGCCAGCGTAAAGGGGCTGATCGACCTCAACGACAATGTGACTTCCGTCTCGCAGGCCATCATCGACCTGAAAAAGGCGCAGGAGGAAGCGGACGAGGCGCAGGCCGAGCTGGACAAGCTGACCAATCCGGTGCCCCAGCTTCAGGAGGTCAATGTCAATCTGACCGATATCGGCGACGTGATCGAGCGGCTCAATGACACGCAGGCCGACACGACCGAACAGATCGCCGCGCTCCGCGCCGAAATGCAGCCTGCGCTGATCTCCATCGCCAGCAATACGGGTGAAAGCGCCCGAATCGCGCGCCGCCACGACCGGGGCGATACGCAGGCCGTCACGGTGGAAACCGCATGAAGATGATCCGTCCGGTCGCGGTGACGCCGGCGACGCTCACCAGCTCAGTCCCCGAAACCGCGCCCGGCGCCTGGGCGGGCGGCACAGCCTATGGCGAGGGAGAACGCGCCAGCATCGTCACCGGATCGCGGGCGGTTGTCTATGAGAGTCTTGCGGCGGCGAATGTGGGCAATGATCCTGTGTCCTCCCCTGCCTGGTGGCGGGAGGTCGCGACCACCTGGCTCGCCTGGGCGGGCGGCACGACCTATGGTGAGGACGATCGCGCCCTCGATGCCGCGAATCGTCTCGAATATGTCAGCCTTCAGGCGGGCAACCTCAATCATCCGCTGACCGATGCGGCGTGGTGGTATCCGCTCCCGTCGAACCGCTGGGCCATGTTCGACCAGGTAAACGGCACGGCGACGCGCGCGCGCGACAGCCTGACCGTCACCATCGACCTTGCGGGCCGCATCGACAGCATCGCGCTGTTCAACGTGTCGGCCGCGACGGTGCAGATCACGGTTTCCACAGCGGCGGACGGCATTATCCATGATGAGACGATCAACATGGCGAGCGACAGCGGCATTACCGACTGGTTCGCCTATTTCTTCGAGGAGATCATCCGCCGCAGCGACCTGGTGCGGCTGAACCTGCCCTTTTATGCCAATCCTGCGGTCACGGTGACGCTCAGCGATCCCGGATCGGAAGTGTCTTGCGGGACGCTGGTGCTGGGAGCAGCCCGCGAACTGGGGGCAGCGCAGTATGGCGCGTCGATCGGGATCACGGATTTTTCCAAAAAGGAAGCGGACGATTTCGGCAATTACGTCATAATTCCCCGCGCCTTTTCCCGGCGCGGCCGCTTTACCGTCTGGACCGGAAATACACAGGTCGAGGCGCTGCTCAGTCTGATGGGCGACTATCGCGCCACGCCGGTCGTCTGGATCGGTGAGGAAAACATGGCCGTCACCGCGTTGTTCGGCTTCTACAAGGATTTCAACGTCGAGATCGCCTATCCGACGGTGAGCGTCTGCACCCTCGAAATCGAAGGACTGACCTGATGGCTTTGCCTGCAATCGACCCCCTGCCAACGCCGCCGAGCCGTTCCGATGCGCCTGCTACATTCATCACGCGCGCGGATGCCTTCGTCGCGGCGATGGCGGTGCTGGCGACGCAGATGAATGCGTTCGGCGAGGCTGTCGAGGAGGCGGCTCAGGCGACGAACTATAATGCCACGTCCAGCAGCAGCGTGGCGATCGGGACGGGCTCCAAATCCTTCACCGCGTCCACCGGGCGCTTGCTGAAGGCCGGGCAGTTCGTTTCGATCGCCAGCGCTTCAGGCCCCGGCAATGCGATGCTGGGGACTGTCATCAGCTATGATCCGGTGACCGGCGCGCTGGTGGTGAACGTCACGGCGGTGACGGGATCGGGGACGTTCGATAGCTGGATGATCGCGCTTTCGGTCAATCCGGCCGTGCTGAGCGTCATCAACGCTGCCATCGCCGCCTTGCAGGGGGATGTCGGCGTTCTGTCAGGAGAGGTCAGCGCCCTTGCGCCCTATCGCGGCATTCCGCAGACATCTCAGAACGGCAATTTCACGCTGGCGCTGACCGATCTGGGCGGCGCGGTCTATTCGGAAAACACCGGCGCGCAGACCATCACCGTTCCGCCCAATTCCAGCGCGGCTTTCCCGCTCAATACTGTTCTGACGATCATCAATGAGGGGACGAGCAACATCACGCTTTCGCAGGGTTCTGGCGTGACGCTGAGGTTGGCGGGATCGACGTCCACGGGAAACAGGACGGTGGTTCCGGGCGGCATCGCAACGCTCAAGAAGGTGAAGGCCGATCGCTGGATCGTTTCCGGGCCGGGGGTTTCCTGATGTCCGGATGCATCCATATGCTTCTGGGCGGCGGTGGCAAAAAGGTTGTGGCGCTCACGTCCGGCACGAGCTGGACCGTGCCGTCCGGCGTGACGAAGGTCGATGTGCATTGCTATGGCGCGGGTGGTAACGGCTCCAACGCATCTCCACCGGGAGGCGGCGGCGGGGGAGCCTATGCGTTCAAGGCGGGCGTCAGCGTCACGCCGGGAGGCTCCGTGTCCTGCCAGATCGGCGCGGGCGGCTCCGGCAACGCTACATGGTTTTCATCGACCGGAACCGTTCTCGCTATGGCGGCGGGCAACGGATTGTCCGGCTCTGGCGGCGCTGGCGGTTCTTCCGCGGCGAGCGTGGGAGACATCAAATATGCGGGCGGCGCTGGCGGTGGGGCATATGGTGGCGGTGGAGGAGCAGCCGGACCATTGGGGACAGGCAAAGCAGGCGCCAACTATAGCGGAGGCGGCGGGGCCGGCGGCGGACTGTCCACGGCAGCCGGCGGGGATAGCGGTGGAAATGGCCCATATGGCACGGGCGGGGGCGCTGGCGGTGGACTGTCAGGAAATGGCGGCAATGGCACCGATGGCGGTGGGGGCGGCGCTAGCGGCATTTCGGGGTCGAAGGGGGGCGATGGCGGCATGGCGATCATGCATTTCAATTCGAGCGGCGGCACTATCTATGGCCCAGGCGGCGGCGGCGGCGGCGGCGGCGGCGCCTCGGGGGGTGCCGGCGGACTTTACGGCGGCGGGGGCGGCGGCGGAACGGCGGGAGGCGGCGCGGGCGGCGCGGGCCTGATTATCCTGGAGTATTATTTATGATCTATTCGTGGAATTTCCCCGCGCTGCACGTCGCGCGCCATGCGGACGGGCTGAGCAATGTCGTCACCGATGTGGACTGGATGCTGAGCGCGAGCGACGACGAAGGCCACAGCGCCGCCATCACCGGGCGCGTGGGCATCGCCGACCCGGATGCAGGCAGTTTCACCGATTTCGACAGCCTGACCACCGAGCAGGTGCAGGGTTGGGTCGAGGACCAGCTCGGCAGCGAGGCGGGCAAGCTCAAGGCGATGCTGGATGCGCGGATCGCGGAAATGATCGATCCGCCCGTGGCGATCCTGACGCCGCCATGGGCGGCGCAGCAGACTGACAACGAACCGGCGGTCTGAGAGCCGCCTTTTTCTTAGCCGGAGCGATTAATGAACCTGACTGAAGGGCTGAAGCATGCGGCCGATGGGCTGTCCATCGGCGTGATGATCGGCACCCTCGCCAATGTGCTGCCTGCACTCGCGGCGCTCATGACCATCATCTGGACCGCGATCCGGATCTGGGAAACAGACACAGCCAAGCGGCTGACCGGCCGGAAGGACTGACATTATGAATAAGGTGAAGCTGCTCGCCGGGGCCAGCGCCGCGGCGCTGGCGATCATTGCGGCCATATTCCATGTCGAAGGCGACTATGTGAACAATCCGAACGATCCGGGCGGGCCGACCCGTCATGGCGTGACGCAGGCCGTCGCGCGCGAGCATGGCTATCAGGGCGACATGCGGGATTTTCCCAAGGAACTGGCTCAGCAGATCTATTTCGAGGATTATATCCGCAAGCCCGGCTTCGACCGGCTGATCGAGCTTTCGCCGGCCGTGGGCGAGGAAGCGGTGGACAGCGGCGTCAATGCCGGGCCCGTGCAGCCATCGAAATGGTTGCAGATCGCGCTCAACAGCCTCAACCGGCGCGGCAAGGATTATCCGGACGTCACGGTCGACGGCCGTACCGGACCGGCCACCATGGCGGCCTATGCCAGCCTTCAGCGCGTCCGGGGCAGGGCCGAAGCCTGCCGGATGATCGTCAAGCTGATGGATGCCCAGCAGGCAGGCCATTATCTTCGCCTGGCGGGCGATAATTCGACCTATGAAACTTTCATGCCCGGATGGACGATCAACCGGATCGGCAATGTGCCGCTCGGAAAATGCGCGTGAGCATCAGTCCGTCGCGCTATTGGCCTGTCATCGCCGCAGTTTCGATCCTCGCCTTGATCCTCCTTCTCGTTCGCTGCTCCGACCGATCGCAGGACAGCGCCGTGGAGCAGGCGCGCGAAGCCGGGGCGGCCCAGATCCGGGAAGAAGCGGCCGACGAAACCCTCAATCGAACCATGGAGGCCCACAATGCCGCTGAAGCCGTGCGCACTGATCCCGTTGCTCGCCGTGACGGCTGCCTGCGCCACTCCCGAACCCCGGAAAATTGTCGTTGATACGTCCTGCACGTCCTTCCGGGCGATCAGCTATGCACAGCTCCCCGCAGGCGTCGCGGATGATCTGGGGAACAAGGCGGACAGCGACCCGACAGTGAATGAAATCGATGCACACAATGCCAAGTGGGACGCGCTGTGCTCCGCGCGTTAGATCAGGCTACCTCTTCCAGCATAGCGTCGATCGTCGCGGCATGGGTTGCTTCAATCCCTTTGATGGCCGCGCCGCAAGTTCCTTCGTCCTTCAGCCTGGCAATCAGTATGGGGTCCAGTTCGCGAATTGCGGCGAGGACAGTGCGCACATGGGGCAGGAAGTCCGACCAATGTGTGTTCACCCAATCCGCGAGATAGGGATCGCCTTCGTGCCAGGATTGGCTTTCAATAAGATAGGCTTTGGCGAAGGCGCGGGCAGCGCGTTCAAGCGGAGGCAATTTGTTTCTCCCAGGCCGATATGCGGCGCCGCCTCAAAATGCGCGAGCCGGCAAACGGTTCCCTTGATGGAAAATTGGAACCGTTGGGTCAGCGAGGCTTTATGCAGCGATAATTGAGGTCGCGCCAAGGAGATATGATGACGCCTGCCGCCTGGTTCATTGCCGGAAATCTAGTGGGACTGGCTCTGGCATTTCACTATCGACACCCGTTTTTGCGCTGGTGCGCCCATCGGCTGCGGAGGTCATCTTAATGAATTTGCCGTGAACTCATTACATATGATTAATTTTTTGTTTTCCTATTAATTAAGTTAGCTATGCGACTCCAGCCGCAGCGAAATCGCTGGGCGTGGGGGGAACTGCTACTATGCCTTACAATGAGTTGGCGAGCGCCATCGCGGAAAGGATGGCGCACCATCACGCCATTCTCAGGCTTGGCGACGAAGATCGAATTGAAATGCTATTTCCGGCTCCGGGTGTGCTTGGTCGGCCGGAAACCGTAGACTCATATCAACGGGGCTATCAGGACGGGGCAATGCGTGAACTGCAAGTGCTGGTAAGAATGCTGCCAGCATTGCGGTGTGCGATCCGTCGCCAGCTGCGCAAGAACATAGAAATCAGCACCAAGGCCTAAGTTCGGCCTGCTGCCTTCGGGTCGCCCCAAGGTATTGTCGGCCAAATGACGGGGTATCGTGTGGGGTATCGACCCCTTTCTCGATGCCGCGAAAAACACGGAAATCCGCTATTTTTTTGAATCGCGTGACGGAGGGATTGTCCGTCGCGCCAATGGTCATTTGACGGCTGCCTCTTAGCAACAAACCCGTTTGTCTTCAGTCAGGGCCGCTTTCGCTAGCAGCAAGCGACCTTCCCATCCCATTGTCATAGCGAGATCTGTCATGCTCTCCAACGCCGCGGTGAAAACCGCGCGGCCGCGATCGCGCGCCTATAAGCTGTTCGACGAACGCGGGCTGTTCCTGTTCGTGACGCCGGGCGGCTTGCGGAGCTGGCGGCTCAAATACCGGATCGAGGGCCGCGAGAAGCTGCTGTGCCTGGGCCAGTGGCCCGACGTGCAACTGGTCGACGCGCGCGACCGGGCGGAGGAGGCGAGGGCGCTTGTCGCGCAGGGCGTCGATCCTTCGGGCAGCTCGCGCGCGGCGCGCCAGATCCGGACGTTCGAGGCTGTCGCGCGGGAATGGCATGGGCTGAAGCGGGAGAACTGGACGGAGCGCCACGCGGCCGACGTCATCGACAGCCTCGCGCGGGACGTCTTCCCCGAGCTGGGGGCGCTGCCGGTCGGCGCGATCAGCGCACCGGCTGTGCTTCAGGTGCTGCGCGAGGTGGAGCGGCGCGGCTCGATCGAAACCGCGCGGAGAATCCGGCAGCGGATCTCGGCGGTCTTTTCCTTCGCGATCGCGGAGGGCATTGCCACTCAGAACCCCGCCGCCGACGTGGGCGAGGCCCTGCGCCCGCCCGCGCCGTCCAGGCGGCAGCCGGCGCTGACCGATATCGACGGTGCGCGCGCGCTGCTCGCGGCCTGCGAACGGGCGGGGGGTCTGCCGATCGTGCGGCTCGCTTCGCGCTTCCTCGCCCTTACCGCCGTCCGCATGGGCGCGCTGATCGCCATGGGTTGGGACGAGATCGAGGATCTCGACGGCGACGCGCCGCTGTGGCGCATCCCGGCCGCGCATATGAAGCTGAAGAAAGCGCGCAAGGAGAACCCGGAGAATGATCATATCGTGCCGCTGTCCGCCGCGGCGGTCGCGGTGCTGAAGGACGTGCGGACGAACGGGTATGATACCCGTTCTCGCGTCTTCCCGATCCGGCCGGCGGCGATCGGCGCGCTCTATGCCCGCGCGGGCTATGCGGGGCGGCATGTGCCGCATGGCTGGCGCGCGACCTTCTCCACCATCATGAACGAGCAGTTCCGCCAGGAGCGGGCCGCGATCGACATGGCGCTGGCGCACACGCCCAAGGGCGAGAGCGAAAGCGAATATGCCTATAACCGCGCCAAGCTGCTCGATCAGCGGCGCGTCCTGTTCCAGCGCTGGGGAGAGATGCTGAGCACATAATTACATGTGTCGTCCCACATAAAATCATGAGTTTCCGCCGAACCTGACGCCCAAAGCGCCGGGAGCGGGGGTCTCCGGGCTGCCACCCGGCGAACCGACGAGAATCCTCCTCGCCACGACACGGCTGGCCGACCGGCCGCCCCGCACCCGCGCATACGGGCGGGGGTCTAGGAGCGATTTTTCATGGTTCCGTCAACTCATTTCGTTACCGTTTCAATGAAATGCGCGCATTGCCGCGCTCTGCTGTTCAAATGCGATCCCGACGCCATCGCCGGCGTCATCGAGATCAAGTGCCGCCGTTGCGGCACCTTCAACTGTCTGAGGCCCGCGAGCCCCCATTCGACCGCCAGCCGAGCGGCAGAAGGAGGCAACCATTGTGGATCTACATTCCCCCCGCGTTCATGAACGCGACCTGCGAGGCATCTCGCTCTGCGCCGGCTACGGCGGACTCGATCTCGGATTGCATATCGCCGAGCCCGGATATCGGACTGTGGCTTATGTCGAGCGGGAAGCCCATGCTGCGGCAACCCTCGTGGCCCGGATGGAAGACGCGTCCCTGGGCCAGGCCCCTATTTGGGACGATCTTAAATCCTTCGACGGCCGGCCATGGCGCGGCCGCGTTCATATCGTCTCTGCCGGTTATCCCTGCCAGCCCTTCAGCCGCGCCGGAAAACGCCGGGGGAGCGACGATCCGCGCCACCTGTGGCCCGACGTCGCCCGCGTCATCGGAGAGACCGATCCCGAATGGGTGTTCTGCGAAAATGTCGAAGGGCATATCGATCTGGGACTTGCCGACGTCGCCGACTGCCTTCGCGGCATGGGCTACACGCCAAAGGCAGGACTGTTCACGGCGCGAGAAGCAGGCGCAAGCCATCGCCGGCGAAGGATCTTCATCCTGGCCCACGCCGACCGCAACGGATGCGGGCTATTTCCCGGATCTGATGATCGGCCAGGAGCCGATGCGGACGATATCGCCCCTGGACATCGCGAAGGGGAGTTGCGGCCAGTTCGCGGTGAACAATGCGGCGCGGATCTGGACGCAGTTCTGGATCGCAATTCATGCGCTGGGGCTTCGGCCGACGGCGACGCGGCGCCCCTCTTCGCTCCCGGTCCGGGTGACCTTCCCGCATGGGCGGCAATCCTCGATCGCGATGCTCGTCTCCAACCCGCGATTTTACGAACATCTGATGGGCTGGCCGATCGGGTGGAGCGAACCCGCGCAGCCGGTAACGGGGTTTGCAGCATGGCTGCGGCGATCGCGTGGCGCACTCTCACGGCTGCCCATCGTGGCGAGCCTCCCCGAGCGCGCGGCTTCGTCCTGACGGACGCCTGATCCTTCCTCCCATTTTTCCCTTTATGCGGCGCCCGCCGCCAGGCGGGCGCCATGGAGCCTGTTTTTCCGCATGTCTTTCGATCAATCCGTTCTTTCCGCCGTTTCCCCCGTTTCTCCCGCCGCCGGTTATCTGGGCGGCAAGCGCAATCTGGCCCGCCGGATCTGCACACTCATCGAAGCCGTCGAGCATGACGGCTATGCCGAGCCGTTTGTCGGCATGGGCGGGATATTCTTCCGCCGCGCGCGCCGGCCGCGCGCCGAGTTCATCAACGATATTTCCGGTGACATCACCACATTGTTCCGCGTAGTGCGCCGCCATTATCAAGCGTTGGTCGACGAGCTGGAGTGGCTGCTCGCCAGCCGCGATGAGTTCGACCGGCTCAAGATGGTCGATCCGTCGACGCTGACCGATATCGAGCGCGCCGCGCGCTTCCTCTATCTCCAGCGGCTCGCGTTCGGCGGCAAGGTGAAGGGCCAGACTTTCGGCGTAGATCGTCATGCGCCGGCGCGGTTCAATCTGGCTATCCTCCGGTCAACCCTGGCGAAGATCCGCGACCGCCTCGCGCCGACCGTCATCGAACGGTTGCCCTATGGCGAGTTCATCCGGCGCTACGACCGGCCGGGCATGTTGTTCTACCTCGACCCCCCTTATTGGGATTGTGAGCGGGATTATGGCGCGGGGCTCTTTGCCAAGGAGGATTTCGCCGCGATCGCGGCCCAAATGAAGGGGGCCGCGGGGAAATTCATTCTCTCGATCAACGACACGCCGGAGGTGCGCGCCTGCTTTGTCGGTCTGCACATGACGGAGATTGAGACGAGCTACTCCATCGCGGCGAAGGCGACAGGCCGGACGAAGAAGGTCGGCGAGCTGATCGTCACGAATTTCGCGCCCGACCGTGCCGTTGCATGATACAGGGGCTGGGGAGGGCGATCCCAACCTCTTGCTCCCCTGGAGAGCAAGCGGGGAGGCAAAGCCTCCCCGTCCCCTGCGGTGCGTCGCAAGGGTGACGGTGCCAGGTGGGCGCTAGGTGTGTGAAATATCCCGCTAATTAAGTCTGCCGAAGGCAGTCCTTTTCCCTCTTAAATTCTGGATGCGTGATTCCGACCGCTCTCTGAACTCGCATCCCTTGTTTCCAAGGCGCTGTCGATACGCGAAAGAACTCCTTCTAATTCAGGGTTATTTTGGGGAGGGGATGGGGTCAGAGAGGACTTGTCGCCCTGGGCCGGGGAGGGAGAGGGGGAGTCCCCCTTTCGCCTGAGAAGCTGCTGCAGGCGCATCAGGGCCCGCTTCGCCAGGCGCGACGGGTCGAAATAGTAGGCGTTGGTCGCCTGTTTGACCTGGGGGCCGAAGCCCTTTTCGTTTCCGGTCTTCTCCGTGCGCCTGATCCAGCTCAGGAAACCATGGTCCTTCAGTCGAGCCAGCGCGTCGATGACGGTCTTGCGCGCGAAGCCGGTGACGTCCTGGATGGTGGCGATCGCCGGATCGAGACGGCCGGTCTTGAAGTCGATGCCTTTGTGCCAGAGCAGAGCTTCGAGGACGCGCAGCGCGTTGGCGCCGATGGGATGGCGCTTGCCCTTCTCCTTCATCTGCCGGTCATATTCCTTGGCGACCTGCAGGTATTTGTCGCGCCATCGCATGGCGCCCTTCAACGTCCCGTCGCCGATCGGGCGGAAGACCTGCGCGCGGCGGTCGTCGACGTCATAGCTGTTGCGGCGAATGGGCTGCTCGGTGCGTCGGCCGGGCTTGCGGTTGGCGACGAAACGGTCGGCGACCTGCCCAAAGGAATACGCGGTCATGCCCGCGCCTCCCGCCCGAGGGCAAATGTCAGCCCTTCAGCAGCGCGCTGGCAGGTGGCATTGCCGTCATGAGCATATCCGCCCATTCCTGCGCGAGTTCGCGGCGGCGGGGCATATAGGCGGCGCGGTTGTAAGCGGCCTCGACCCCTTCCTGTATGTGCGCCAGCATCAGGTCGATGACCTCCCGATCGCCGACGCGATTTTCGCGTCCCGCCAGTTCGTTCATCACGGTCGAGAAGGTCGCGCGCCAGCCATGCGGGACGTGCTTGCCTGCATAGCCCGCCGTCCGATAGAGCTTGCTCAAAGTGCTGTCCGTGATTGGCCGGTCGACATAACGGACGCTGGGAAAAAGGAGGGGCTTCGCGCCCGCCAGTTCCATCGCGGCCTTCGCCGTTTCCACGGCTTGCGCGCTGAGCGGAACGACAAATTCGTAGCTCGCATCCTGCTTGCGCTCGCGTGTCAGTTTCATTTTCGCGGCTGGAATGCGCCAGATCGGGCTCTTGCCGTCCAGATCCTCGAATTCCTTCGGTTCGGCCAAACGTAACACGCCCGGGCGCACCACCGTCAGCGCCAGCATGCGCGATGCCAGCTTCGTGACGACATAGGCGTCTTCCTGTGATTCGACGTCTCGCAAAACCTTCCTGGCCTGTTCGATCTTCAGCATCGCCGGACGCAAAGTCTTGCGCCGCGGCTCCAGCACGGGCTGGATCGTGGCGGCAGGATTCGCTTCGGCCCATCCCGCTCCGATCGCGAAGACGAAGACTGACGATATGTGCTGACGGACGCGATGCGCCATTTCGATCGCCCCGCGCCCTTCGATCGCGCGGATAAGCGCTAATAGCAAAGCGGGCGTAATCGCTTTGATGGGCAGCGCCCCGATCGCCGGGAAAGCGTCTGCTTCCAGTCGATCGAGAATCTGTCCCGCATAGCGCTGCGCCCGGATTTTCTCCTGTTGGGCATGCCATTGGCGCGCTATCGCTTCGAACGTGTTGCCGTTCTCGATGGCCGCAACGGCCTGTCGCTGCTTCTTGTCTACCTTGGGATTGGTGCCTTCCCGCAGGAGTTTGCGCGCTGCCTCGCGCGCCTCGCGCGCTTCGACCAAGGTCATGTCGGGGTAGGTGCCGAACGTCAGCCGATGTTCCTTGCCGCCGAAGCGATATTTCAATCGCCAAGAGCGGGTGCCAGATGGCATGACGTAGAGATAAAGGCCGTGCGCGTCGGAGAGCTTGTAAGGCTTCTCCTTCGGCTTCGCCGTTCGGCATCGGACATCTGTCAGCAT